ACCAATACCGACATTCCCGCTTGCGTCGATGCGCATGCGTTCTGTGGCACCAGTAAAGAAGCGCATGAAATTGCTAGAATGGTTGTATCCAATGTAGCCCTGATATTGCTGAGTAGTAGTAGTTCCGTCAGCAAACGCAAGCACACCGTTATTTGATGTACCGCTATAAATAGTAATGCCTTGTTCACCTGAGCCAGAGCCTACAACCAAGGTGTCAGCGCCTACTAGATTAAAACTTGAAGGCGACGAGTTACCAATACCGACATTTTCACTAGCATCAATAGTAATCGCCGTGGCATTGCCATTGTCTACAATGCTTGTACTCAGGAGTCCTCTGGATACTTTTGTTAAAGCCATTAGTTATTCTCCTTTAGTGCCGCTACTTCTTTACGCAGGCTTTGTATTTCTTTAATCATCATTGGGACTAGTTTGCTGTAGTCCACGCCCATCATTTCTTCGGGGTCTTCTGGTGCTGATACAGCTTCTGGTGCAACGCCTTGTAGCTCTTGAGCAACCATGCCGTAGTCTTGATGAGAGCCGTCGGCCTTCCAGTCAAACTTGCGTACTTGTATAGCGTCTATCTTGCTACCTGCGTCATCAGCGTCTACGATGTTTTCTTTGAGGCGCTGGTCTGATGAGGTGTTAAATGTTGTAGCAGATGCGCTAGTAGAAATAGAACCAACAAAACCATTTGGGTTTCTAAAGTTTAAATGTGTTGATGTACTAGTTGAGTTACTTTGTGTAACCATTGCCTCATCAGAAGTTGTTACTGGAGCGTTAATTAAGCCACCAAACCCTGAAGCAGTCCCTACAAGCAAGTTGCCGCTTGAGTCGATGCGCATGCGTTCTGTTCCATTGTTGGTCGAGAACGACATAAAGCCGCCAGTTGTAGAAGGGCCACGATGGAAGTGGATATAGCTGTTCTTTGTAGCGCCATAGCCAAGTCCAACCCTGACCACTTCCGTTCCAGAACCGAGTCCGCCGGTACCGCTCCATGCCGCAAGTTGGAAGTTTGGATCGCCTGTTACCCCAGAAGCTAGAATGCTAGTTCTCGTGTCGTCTGCAGATGACGGAACATGAAGCCTTGCAGAAGCACTCGTCGTGCCAATACCAACATTCCCGCTTGCATCGATACGCATGGCTTCTGAGCCACCTTCTTTGAAGATAAAAGCACCACCGTTTGCGTCTAATGCAACGTCTGCTGCGCCTTCAGCACGAATTTTTAGGATGTCTGTTCCGTTCTTACCAACACGAACAACATCACCATTAGTACCATTGTTGTCAAATAGTGCCGCTGTAGTGCCTCCAGTTGCGTCTACATGCAAAGGTTGTGATGGGCTGTTAGTACCAATACCGACCCGACCACTTGAGTCGATGCGCATGGCTTCGGAGGCGTTATTGAAAAATATCGTAGGCAGTGTGGTGCTAGTGTTGGCAATAGTAAGTCCGCCAGCGTCAGCCAGAATATAATTCTCGCTTGAACCGCCTTTCCCAAATGCAAGTATTGAACTGGTGCTTCCATTTACAGAAAGAGAAGTCCTCCCTGATGTTGTAAAAAAGGGCGACGTAGTACCAATACCGACGTTGCCGCTTGCGTCGATGCGCATCTTCTCCGATGCAGAGCCATCGAAAAACTGCAGGACACCGCCATCAGTTCCAATATAATTGCCGCCGGTGTCGTCTTGAATGCGAATATATGCGCCAGTGCCAGATGCTCTATTAATGTGCAAAAGCTCACTAGGCGAGCTAGTGCCAATACCCAACCGTCCTGACGCAGTAAACCTAGCTTTTTCGTTATTGTTGCCGTCAAAAATGCCTAAAACAGCCGTTGTTCCACCAACACTGCCTGACCTTAATTTAAGAACAGTGCCACTTGTGTTTGCGTTATAAATCGACCCTGCATTACTCGTTGTGTTTGCTGAAACACTACCAACACCATCAACAGTCAAACCATCAGCAGTCACAGTACCCGTAACGTCTAAAGCACCGGGAGTCACAAGATTACCAGACAGCTTTGCAGATGTAATACTATTATCTACAGGAACATTAATATCTGTCTGAGTCATTGTCATAACTTCTACAGCACTACCGCTAGGTGGAGCCGTAGAAAATGTCAGAGTAGTTCCAGAGATGCTATAGGTAGACTTGTTTTGGTATACACCGTCAATAAATACTTGCGTGTTATTTTCATTGACAGGATTTATAGTAAGCGTTAAAGTAGTATCACTACCATCACCTGTCATGCTATCAATGTTTAAGTTAGAACCTGACACACCAGCAGCTACAGAGTAAACAAGAATACTGTTGCTGTTAGCAGGAGCAGTACTAAATGTTAGTGTAGTTACGCCGCCTGATGTAGCAATGCTATAGGCATTTTGTTGTTGAAAGACACCTTCAATAAATACAAGTAAATTATCTTCAGAGGCTACTGCTTGACTTAAAGCATATGCAGTAGTGGAGCCATTACCAGTAAAACTATCAGTAGTAAAAGTATTAGTACCTCCACCACCAATGGCTCCCCAAGCATCTGTATAGCCTTCAAACTGTGCTAAGCTAGTGTTGTAGCGGAAATACCCAGCAGCAGGACTTCCGGGACGCTGTGCTGTAGTACCTACTGGTACATGTATTGAGTCTGTATTAGAGCCTAAGTCAAGTGAAACATCTGGAGAAGCATTGCCAATACCCACACGATTGTTAGTAGAGTCAACCTTTAGTGTGCTAGTATCTACAGTCAAGCCTGCAAAAGATGGGCTATCTGTTGTGGCAACGCCTTGGTTCAGTGCTTTGACGGATGCTTCACTTGTAAGCTCACTGTCCATTAGGGCACCAGCGGCAGTGACATTAGTTGTATCAGTTACATCTGCACTGGCTTCTATACCATCAAGTTTGCTATGGTCAGCATCAGTAAACGCATTAGTATCTGCATTAGACTCATAGGCAGTCTTAATTTCAGAAGCAGTCTGATCAGCAGTAGCTCCTGATTCAATACCATCCAGCTTAGTACCGTCTGTAGCTACGTCACGCCCGTCTATTAGGCCGTTAGTAGTTAAGTTACCCGATACCACAGGGGTAGCTAAAGTCTTGTTAGAGAGCGTCTGAGAGCCTGTAAGAGTCGCTACAGTAGAATCAATATCAATTGTTACAGCATTACCAGTAGCACTAGAGCTAAGACCAGTACCACCAGCGACTGTAAGGGTTTCTGAATCAAGATCAATTGCAATCGTACCGCTATCTGTAGTAACATCTAAGTCCTGTGCAGTTACCTGAGAGTCTACATAAGCCTTGACTGACTGTTGTGTAGGCACAAGTGTTGCACTGTCGGATGCCATGTTGTCTTCATCGACAAAGGCAGTGATAGTAATTGAACCATCCGAAAGGCTACCGTATGTTAAAGTGTTTACGGTAACAGCGTTGATTGTACCACCTTCTACTTTATCACCAGAGATTTGATTATCTGCGAGTGTTAAAGTACCTGCTGAAACGTCTAAAGTTTTACCAGTCCCTACAGTAATATCAGACGTAGCAATTGTAGCACCGTCTACAGTACCACCATTTATATCTGGACTTGTTAAAGTTTTGTTAGTAAGGGTTTGAGATCCTGTAAGAGTTGTTACAGTACTATCAATTGCAAAGGTTACTGCATTGCCTGAACCAGACGTATCAATACCTGTACCGCCTGTAAAGGTCAGCGACTCACTGTCTAGGTCAATGCTTAAAGCACCACCACTGTCAGCACTGAAGTCTAAATCTTGTGCTGTTACTTGCGCATCTACATAGGCTTTGATAGACTGTTGCGTAGCTAAAGATGTAGCACTATTAGAAGTTAAGCCATCTTCATCAAGAATAGCTGTTACTGTAGAGCCACTTGAGAGTACCAAAGAATCAATGTTGGCAGTCCCATTAATAAAAAGATCTTTAAATTGAAGGGAAGATGTTCCCAAGTCAATGTCATTGTCAGTAACAGGAACAATAGCACCGTCTTGAATACGAATTTGTTCAACCGCTGCGCTAGAGACTTCAACATAAAAACCCCAACGATTGTTAGTGCTATCTACTTCAATCTTGTTAAGAAAGTCAAGATCACCAATCTTAGGAATATTACCACCTTGTCCAGCAGTACCATCATGTCTGTGACCTGTATTTACTGCGCTGCTAGAAGAATAAGCAAAAGAGTTTACTAATTGGTTGTACTCGTTATTAAACAACGATGCTGATATAGTATCTCCATCAGCAAACGTACTTTGTCTGGTATAGCTCTGAGCCATCTATTATCTCCTTCCTGATGGAGTGTAGTCTATATAAAGACCATTCACTGTATATGGCGATTTTTGATCTGAACTTGTCACAATAAAACTTACAGTATGTCCACTGCCTTGTACTGTTTGACGTATTAGAGGATCTGAAGAAGCGCCAAATACATTAGCTCCAAATACACCTGATCCAAAAATACTAGGCAGCGGTATGCTGTCTAATACATAATCTAAAGGCTGCGCTATTTGAGGATCTTCATAATCATAACGCACACGTAATGTAGGTTGAACAGCCCCCTCAGGACTCATAGAAATGCGTACATAACGCATAGTCTTTTTAGTACCGACATCACCAAAATCTAAGTTAGGTGTTTGATAAGCTGCTGTTACATTAGAAGCAGTACCACCATAATCAAAAGAGTTACCTTCATCATGGTTGTATATGTAACCATCGGTATCTCCATGCCAAGTTTGTTCAATACCATTTAAATCTAAATCTGATGTTAAAGCCGTAGCTTTAATACCTTGAGTTTCTGAGTATTGAAATCCTTCATTAGTCAGTGTAGCAATAATACCTTTGGCAGCAATATTAGCTGTGCCATCTGTATTGTAGAATAATCTGTATTGTGATTTACTTCTAAGAACAGCACTGGTAATATCTAAATTATCAATGTTAGCCGCAATACTTTTAATTGTAGGTTGAATAGGTCTACTTACAGTTCCTAACTCAACGTCACCAATTCGTACCGTACCTGCAACGGTTCTAAGTCCATCGGGACTCAAGAACAATAGATCACCTGCAATTTCTTGAATGCTGTGTGCATCCATGCAACCTACATTTTTAGTAACAGGATCGACAACAATACTAGCAGCATCATTTATATTTAAAAGTTTAAAAATACTATTAGTACAGAAAATAATAAGATCACTACGAAAACTAGCTAATCCTACTACTTTGTCTTCAAGTACAATAGAGCCTGCTCCAGAACCAGTAAAATTGTCTGGGTCATTAAAAGAACTATAAAAAATTGTATTAGGGTTACTACTACCGCCATCAACTACAAAATGTCCATCATGAATTGTACCGAAATGAGGAGAAACAGAGCCACTTACTGTTACTTCATTTGCAAAAAAAGTTCTAGTAGTTAAAGCTCCTGTGCCTTCCATTCTAAAGAAATAAGGCTTGTTAGCTCCATCACATATTAAAACTTCACCATAGTCAAAAGTACCTTCAAATAAAGAAAAGCTAGTTTGTTTTTGACCAGTTCGTACTAAGTCTGAACGGCCTGTAAAAGTTGCGTAGTTATCTCCTGTACCAGCTACTCCAGACTTAGCTATAGAAATCCATGAAGTACCGTCTGTGCTAAAAAATATTCCAGTGCCTGAACAAACAATTACACCATCAGCATAACCCCTAATTCCTAATACTTTATTGGAACCATTAGGTCTAACTGCTGAAGCTCCTCCATATATACTAAACCCATTAATACGACGATAGCCGCCATCAGTATCTACTTCAAAGTTTGTTAGCTTAGAAGCAATCCCCGGCTGACCCAGCATCTCAAGTTGGTTAAGACTGGTGTATAATCCACCCTTTGCTGATAAACCAAACGGTTGAGACATTAGATAAACCTCATGCGATCATCTTTAAAATAACCCGGAGTTGGTTCCATTAAGTTTAGCTTCATTAAACGCAGACCACGCTTGTAGTCTTCAAGAGCAAATGCAGAAAACTGTGGACTTTCTTTAAATTGATAAATATAATATCTAGCTCTGTTCAGTAGTACAGGCTTGTAAGTATTTGGGAATACTGTCTCATCTCCAAATGCTGAAAGCTCTGTAGGTAATGTATAAGCATAAAACCAAATACGATATACTTTATCTGGTATAGCACTAAGACCAAACTTACGATTATCAGGACTTTTAATTACACGATCTGGTACGCCATATTGCTGCGTATCTGCATCATCTAAGTTTTCTGAAATACGTCTATAGTCTTTCCATTCTTCAATAGTAGTAAAACGTAAGTTACGAGCCTCATAAGGAGCAATCTCTCCGCTTACACCTACTGTAGTTAAATAAAAGTTATCCCAATCTATATAGCCGTAGTCAGTAACTAATGAAGAACTAGCAGGCTTTAAATTGTACCAACGCTGTCCTGCTACTGTCTCTACATAGACATTACCGTACATTGGGTCTGTTTCACCACTAAGATTTAAAGCTAGAAAAGGCCACTGTGGTTCTTCATTAACAATATCAAGATACGCTCTATTGATCGAATCTTTAACATGCTGTTGAATACCTACAGCAGAAGCAAAGCTAGAACTGGTAAGTTCAACTTCATTCATCTCTCGAAGGAGTTCATTTGCCAGATCTAGATATGTTGCCATTATTTATGTACCTTTTGAACCTCAAAGTTTGCTGACTTACTTGCGCCCTTGTGAGCCTTGTACCCATCTTTAGGATCTTTCATAAGCTTATAAGACTTACCAGCCTTCATCCAGTGATAGCCTTTAGGTGCTGATACTCTCATTTTGTACGCTTAGCCATTTTGTTACAAGCAGCTTCCATTGCATAAATATCAGCGGAAGCTTTACCGCCATGACCATACATCATACGACCCATAGCAGCGCCTGTACGTGTCTTCTTTTTGTCTTCTTCCATCATCATGTTGTAGCCGCCGCCCATCATCTTCTTTTTTCCATGATCCATTAGTCTTGCTCCATTGAGAATGTTTTACTTTTTTCCCTAGCAATATCAAATTCTGTTTGATGTTTTTTGCCAAAGATCCTATCCCAGTTTGAATCGTACTTTGCTTTGTTTTCAGTTTTATAAAAACTTCCTGTTACTCCAAGTGTACGTCCTTTGTTGCGTTGACCGCTACGAAGAACTACTGAGTTTTTTTCTGATCCAATCTGAGGCATTAAAATCTCCAATAAAAAGAAAGGGGGCCACCTAAGCAGCCCCCAAACTTGTTTAGTCTACAGTGTAGAATGCAGATACCATCGCTTCGGGGCGAAGTACCTTAGCACCGTATACGTGCAGACCACGAACAATGTCACCAAAGCTATCTGGGTCACGAAGAACCTCAGTGCTGGTGATTGTTTGAGCAGTAGCCGTAGAAGACATGTGCCCAGCCATTACTTTACCAGAAGCGGTAGAGGTAGCAGCAATGTTGTTGGACTTGTACATCTCAAAGCCACGCAACTTGCCAGAGCTTACCAAACCGTTACGGATAGAGCCTTGACCAGCGTTGAAGTCTACAGACAGCAACTTAGATCCAGACTGTGATAGCTCTTCGTAGAACGAAGGAGGAGCTACAAACCATCGGCCTTCTTCAGGGATGTTTTGATCGTCCAGCAATCGTGCCATACGAGCCATTAGGTCAATAGCGTCTACACCAGTGCCATCGCTACCCAAAAGGTCTACGGAAGCAGTGGTTTCAGCTACACCGGCAGTACCAGCAGAAGCGTCTGCACCAATTACATGGTCAGGGCCAGAGCTAGATACACCAGCGAACATAGAGGCTAGAACGCCTTGGTCAAAAGCATCGCGCAAAGAGTAAGCTGCTGAAGACGTAGCAACGTCACGGAAGTTAACGTGAGACATATTTGTTTCAATATCATCTACGATAAACTTAAATGCGTTTGCAGTGTCAACAACCAAAGTTACTTCTTGGTCGGTCAGCTTGGTCTGAGTTACGTCTTGACCACGCTCATACTGATAAACAGTAATTTCAGGCTCTTTGATGATGCGAACACTATCACCGAATGCTGCAATTTCACCAGCATAGTCCGTGTTAGTGATTGCTTCAATTACAGAAGCCTTACGGAAAAAGTTTAGTACCTGCTTGGAATAAACTTTAGGTAGGAAAAATGAATTAGTCTGACCTGATACAGAATTCGCAAAGTTTGCATCTGTATCAGTTGACGGTTCAAAAAATTGGTCACTTACATTAAAAGCCATGTTAATATTCTCCTAATAACACAAATTAATTATGCTACTACGCGACCCTCCATCATTGCTTGTTTAATATCATCTTCATATCTATCAAACTGATCTAGGGACATAGCAGCGATTTCCCGTTCAGTCCAGATTTTAGGTTGTCCAGCATCAATGTTAGTTGTTTTGGTTGATACTATGTCTGCTGCACTTCCCTGTTGTTTTTGTCTGGGCTGTGATTTTGTTTGAGTAATGCCTCTTTCCAACTTGTACAGATCAATAGCTTTTGAAGCCAAAGCAACATTATCTGGGTTATTATATACCCAATCCTGAATTTGCTCTGGTTGCTCCTTAGCCCACGAATGAAACTCTTCATCCCCTCTGATGTCTTCAAAGTCTGGATGGCGTTGCTTCAATGTAGCCTCAGCTTCTCGTCGCATTACTTCAGACTCACGTTGTCGCATAGACTGTAGTTGTGCTTCAAGATCTGCAACCTGCCGCTGACTCTGCATATGTGCTACAGACTCAACAGTGTTATACAAATCAGGATACTCCTGTTTAAAACTTTCTAACTCTTCTTCAGACTTAGGCGGTTCATAACGAGGTTGTGCTGACTGAGCCATAGCTAAAAGTTCTTGTTCTTTTTGCTTAAACTCAGAAAGCTTTTGATCATAATGTTTCTTTAGATCATCGTATCGCTTTTTATAGTTAGTTCTTTTTCGAGGTTCAGCTTCTTGTTCTACAGGGGCCTCTTCAGGGGTGGCCTGTTCTTGCTGTGGCTCGTAAAATAAACCGTCTGCACTTCCCATACTAGGCTTGTCTGGCGTATGCCAAGCTTTCTTAGCGTTGTATGGATTAGGTGTTTCCTCTTGTTGTACTTCTGACATTTCTCAATCTCCTTCGCGGGGCTTGTGTCTTGCAAGGTAGCCATATTAACTCCGTCGAGTCTATGGGGCTTGTCTTACCAAGGTAGCCGTGAAATTAACGAAGACTAGGCATTTTGTTGGCACCCATCATGAGTTTTTTAATTTCCTCATCGGTTTTACTCAATGAAGAAAGATCTTCTTCATCTTGTGCCATGCCACCAATAGCCATGTCTTCACGTTGTAAACCGCCATCATAAGCACGTTCAGCATCATCCATCATTACTTGGAGATTGTCTGCACCAATCTGGTCGGTTGCTTTTCTGGTAAATACAAACTCACCATCGCTCAAACGAGCGGGGATAGAATCTGATACACCAGTTCCGGGGCCGTCTACTTCGCCAGCACCCGAAAATTCTGAAGCAACTGTAATTACTTTGTCCAAGATCTCTGATAGTCTTGGATCGTCTTGTAACACACCTGCTAAATACATTTGTTCTTCATCGTCAAGGGATTCATCCATGACGTACTTAATATAATCTTCTTCCATTTCATCATCTGGAAGTTGTGAAGCCATTGCTTTATCCATTTCATCATCAGGGATGTTAGGATAGGTGTCTACTGGCATGCCTTCTGTAGGCATCAACATAGATCCACCTTCGTTAAATACTCCACGCCCTTTTAGGACATCTGCCTGAGTAACCTCTCCATCGCCTGTAAGATCTGGAAACTTACCGCCTTTAGCTTTTTTTTCACGAGCCATAAGCTCCTTATCTATTTCTTTCATCGCAGCAATCTTAGTCATATCGCTTACATTACTGGTATCTTTAATAAAATTTTTCTTAATAGTTTCACGTTGCTCATTAGACTCTGCTGCTGCAAGACTACGCTCAAATGTACGGTACATATCTATGTAACCTTTTACAGGATCAAACCTTTTATCATTTTTATTCATATTCTTTCCTATTAAGTGCTTCCTCTACTTGAGCAGGTAAAGTCTCTAATTTAGCCAGAAAATTCATCTTCCCCTGACTGCGGAACATTTCCAGTTCCGATGTTGCCCCCACCAGTACCTGTAACTCCAAGGTCTTGAGGTTGTTCAGGTACTCCTTGAGCGGCTCCCATACCTCCGGGTTCTTGACCAGCGGGGCCAGCTTCCGGGCTAACTGTTTGTCCAGCATTTTGCATTCCTATAATTTGAGCCATTATTGCAGCTTCTTCAGGGTCATTCATTAGTTCATCTGGGTCTAGATCAAGACTATATGCCAGTTCACTAATGAGTTTGTTCATCTTAATAAACGGAGCGACAGCAGGATTAGCTGCGGTCTGAAGGAACATTGTCAAGCGTTGACTTCGTACTTCCTTTTGCATTAAGCTATTTGTGCCTGTAGCTTTAACTTCTAAATCACCCTCAACACCTAATCTACGATCTGAAAACTGCATGTTCCATTGAAAGTACGCCTCGCCCAAAGGCTTTAATAAAAAGTCATCAAGGTTCTTAATTACCGTTTTAATATTCAACGAAGCTGCACCAAGCAACATAGACATACCTGATGCAGTACGTGTCATGCTTTGTACGCCTGTTTGACCGTGACTGTACGAAGGAATACCTGTTTGTTCGTCTGCAAGTTGTCTGAACTTGTCAAACATCTGCATGTTTTCATTGGTTGTATTAGGAAACTTTAAACCATTAATAGCTGTTCCCGGTACACCAGCTTGTCGCCTAAATACTTTACCGGGGTATATTTCCATGTTCTGACCGCCTACAAGAGCAGTCTCATCAACATCAAAAATAACTGATCCCGATAGCGCAAGATTATCAATAGCCATACGTGCATGACCATTCATAATCTTTTGAGAGTCATCCATGTTTTCTGCTACACCAATACCAAAAAAACTATAGGGATTCTTTTCATAGCTAAACGCATGGTATGGTATTCGGAAGGGGGTAAATGGATTTACAACACTGCGAAGCATTTGACCATTACAAACCCAAGCATTAATTTGAACTTCGTCTAGGTCGTCTACATCTTCGGGTATTTCCATACCTACTTGGCGACAGTATTCCGCATCCATCACGCCCCAATACTCTAGAACTTCATACTGAGATGCGCCGTATTCATCATTTCGGCTGTCATCTTTCAGTTCTTGTTCATAATCTTCTTCTACGTAGTTAGGCCCCATTTGGAGACAAGTACGTATAGCTTCTTTGTCAAAGTAAGGCATCTTACCTAGACTACGAAGCTGTGTTCGATTCATTTTATGTCGATGGAATACATATTCGGATTCATTAACATTTGTTGCGTTGGGGTCTGGAAAGAAATCCCAGATGCTAACAAACTCCAAACGAGGAACCCGCACATCGACAGGAGAGTAAGTTCTATCACCGCCCTCTCCTTCTGTCCATCTGTGTAATGTTTTGTTAAAGTTGAACGGCCCTTTGACGATTCCTGTGCCGAATAAAGCTGATTCAAATAATGCGTTTCTAATTTCACTAGCGCCGTTAGACTCCTCTATCTGATCGTGTATAAGTTTTTCCATGCGTCTTGCAGCTTTTTGTGCGGGACTAAGTTCAAGAGCTTGAGGGTCTGGAGAGGGGCCTTCAGTAAGCATATCCTTTTCTTCGGCTTGCTTATCTAATTTTATATCTTCAAACTTACCTGTTCCGTAGGTTGCTCCCGGCTTTAGTACTTTACCATCGCCTTCAAAACCTACGTCAAACGGATTTTCTTGTTCTTCCT